GGGAAGGCATATAACCTATGCCTAGGTCGCCAAGGTGTCTTAACACCGCTTACGGGTCTGAGCCATCGTCGGTTCCATACGATGTCCGCTAAAGCGCCCAGATCCTCGGACGTTACTCCGATTTTGGAGCGGGCAAGGCCTCGATGTGTGTCCGAAGCTTACGTACTACAGAACCTGGAGGCCGAACTGCTTTTATCAAGAAGTTCAGGTGCTCCACGTACTGTAGCATATCGCTTAAGGGCGGACGTCGAACTTGCACAAGATCCATTTCCGGAATGGGTACCGGATTGGGGGAGTATAATGAGTCGGTTCCGTAGCTGAAATTCAGCTCGGGTAGCCGATTCAATAAACCCCACCATGAGATCCCCAGGCTGGCGGACAATATGTCCCAGAATAATGGGCGCCCAATCTCGTCAAGACGAGATAGAGCGTTGACATAGGAATGGACGTATACCCAGAAACCAGGCGACACAATCAACAGAGGGATCGAGAGTAACCCTCCCAGAGTTCCTTCCCAAAGTGGGTATCGGTACCAAGAACTGGTAAACCGAGCCCACCCTAAGAGGGCACGCCGGGCATCCCCTTCAAATCCTCGAATAGATTCAATCTGTTCAAGGATCTTCACGTTGAACCGAAGATCAACGTGGGAGATTTGGGGTCCAAGAAGTGCACGAAACCATTCATCTTGCCAATTGGCGGACGGAAGACGACACACTCCTTGATACCGGCGCAGAATATAAGCTCTGGCAACCAAGGCTTTCTCAGTACCGCGAAGAACCTTTCGGTTCATCTCGGCGCTGAGTCGGCCAAGGATCTCTCGCACCTGATTCGGAAAATGGATTAAACCAAGATCTAGCACGTGCACCAGCAAATCAGCGATGAGAATCGGAGACCGAACCGAGCGCAATAAATGGCGCCCGGAAATCGGACTGAGATCTCCGTGATGTGCTGATACCACACGTTTGGCAAACTCCAGGAGCCCATTATTAGAGGAAATTGATTTTCCTATATTAATTGGTACCCCTAGATACCGCATGATCGACAGGTATTCCTCCGCTACGCGCTGCCCAAGGATGACTATGTCATCCCCAAGCACAGCATAGAAAGGGTACCATCCGGTGTAACCGGTTCGGTAGGCGGCGACTTGGATGATCACATGATGTGTCAGAGCCAGTATCGCCCAGGAAGAAAGGCACCCCATCGGTTGACCGACAGAGTACCGAATTCTACCCGCCTTCTCGTGGAAATAATCACGGCCGGTTAATAATAACCGCCATGACCAAGCCAAGGAAGGCCCCAACAGACCCGACAACACTTGTTGCTGTAAAGCAACAGGGAGTCGATCAGTGGCATTGCTAAGGTCAAAACTATAGCAAGGGTGTCCTAAACGTGCGTAGTCCATCACGGGCCGTAAAGGCCCGAGTTGGTCAAATGTACCATCCTGAGGAATACGTCGGAGGATGTCGAATAAGTAGTTGTGCAGTGACTTAAGAAGCCACTGGGACCAAAAGTCCACCACCCCTACAATTCGACGTTTACCCCCTCCGTCCTTCGCCAGAACCGCTAAACGGCCAAGGTTCAATCGAACTTTCCGGCACTTAAGCACTAAAGCGATAGGAAGAAGCAATGTGGCCAAACTCGTCAGCCATAAGGCTAGAAAGGTTTGTGACGTTGCCCATGCGTAGACCCAGTAACCCACAAGAATATGTGGATTAAGGCACCACGCGAGGACATCTTTACCACTCGACCATGTTGACCAAGGATGATTAGGTCCCGCCGAAGTGTTAACCCATGGTGCAGTTATCCCAAAAGGAAACTTAACCGTAGGTAACAACTTCAGGACGTGAATAACCTCCTTGGGGAAAAGTGTCTCTGATACTCCAGTAAACCCTTGGGTAATACTAGAGAAATCTGGTGACGCCCCTTTCCAATCCATTACTCGGTACAAGTTGAAGACAGTGTGGAGACCTCGAAATGTGACCTTGGCACTAAGCGAAGATAAATTATCAACGCGGAGTGCCCGAGGCACGATCGAAGGCCACCCCGACGGTCTGATTCTGACCCGAACACCTGGATTAGGCGTATACGGGGTCTTGGCAGACCATGCGATAAGGGCTAATCGACACTCCTTCATGTACGAAATGAGGAATTTACTTCCTCCTAACGTCCATAAACGGTGTAACCGATCAGCCAATACCATCCAGGGACCCATACTGAGACCAAGCACCTTGACTAGGCGAGATACCACCCGGCGGAGCTCCGAAGGTTCCATCCATCTCATATCAATGAGTTTGGGTGTGAACCGGGAGATCCGGCGGAACGTAGTCGAACCCGGAAAGGGCTTAAGATTGTCACGGACCCATCATGAGTCACGGACAAGGTTAAAGTAACTACGAGCCGTAGCTCCGAATGATACCAGGCCTTTGATCCACGCAGCAACTACATTAATAAATGCGAAAGCAGATTATTGATTAGTTGTTGGAGTGGCCAACGGTTCATTAACCTCGACTCCTGCAGTTTAGGTTGCTAACCCGTTGCAGGCCTACCGTTGCTGCCAATCGCGTAGGAAGGGACCGTTGGACACTAGTGGCTATCACCACTATTAGTTCAGCACGCATGCAGGATTCAAGGGTTAACTTCCTTGGACTTCCATGCGCTTGTGTTATGCCCTGGATAAATCCAGGAACAGCACCGCTTGGGGCCTTGAACGGCTTCGAGTCCCGCAGTAACCAACCTCTAGTCCACAGGCACCTATCCATCGCATGCCGAAGAGCATGTTTATGAGACCGTGCCGAGTGGTCAGTTCTTGGTTCCTCCGGTAACGGAAATATCACTACCTCCGCTTCCCATCAGACTCCGCTGTGGACGAGACGAGATGACTGGATAATCATCACGATTAATTCAGTTGGTTTAATCCGGGGTCGAATCAGCCGCGCTTTTAG